CACTTTACCACTTGTAGCTGGACTGGAAGAAGTAGGAGCTCCTGTAGTTCCTCCACTATCTCCAGGGTGTTTATGACCATCAAGCCAAGCTTTAAGTGTATCTCCAAGACTTAACCCTTCGCCACCAGAGCCACCTAAATGAACTTCTCCGTTTACCGTAACTACTGGAGCAGTAACTGTGGCTAGGCTTCCGGAAATTATATCTGTAACGCCTGTAGTATCAATTTTAGTGTCTCCATCAGTCTGGATTGTAGTATTTCCAGTTGTTTTTATATCAGTATTTCCATTAGTCTCGGCTAATAAGCTGCCATCTTTCATCATTACAATTCTGCTGTCAGCTTCTTGATTTTCAAAAAGCAAGTCTTGACCATAGTTAGAATTTAATTTATTTTCCTGCTCCGATTTTAAACCTTTGATTATTACAGCATCATCAAAAGCATGTTTCCTTTTATATTTAACACTTTCTGGATCTCCGGTAATTAATAATTTATCCAGGGCTCTTTCATTGAAAAGCACCTGGACTACATCACCTTTTTGATATGGAGGCCTGATCACAAAAGGACCGGCGTTTAAATGACCAACAGGAACTTCTATTATTTTAGGAATTGTAACTTCTTCATCATTCAATATTTTTTTAGATAAAAGAGTAATCTCAGCTATCATAGTTTCTGGATCATAATTTTCTATTTTAGCCGGCAAAGCTACATGCAGCTCTTTTAATTCCTGATCAATTAATTTTTTCATTAATTTCGATCCTCTCATGCTTTAACAACCTCCATTTCTGTAAGGAAATCACTGCTTGATAATTTATGCAGCCCTTTTTTTACTCTGTATAAGCCTGAAATAGTCTTGCTTTCAATCCTTATAATACTGTCAGCCCATATTCTATAATTAAGTAGAGACTGAACTTTATAACCTTCCTCTCCGTCTTCATCAATTTTTTGCGGAGAAGCTATCAGTCCAGTTCTTTGGTTGAGGTTAACAATCTCCCTGGTCCCGACTTCTTCAGGCCTTAAATAAATTTTGCTCCTGCCTACATGAAGTTTAGTAGCTGCATCTTTGGCTATTTCTTCAAGGGCTGCTTTAATAGTTCCTGAAAAAGTTTTTCCTTTAGGATAATCTATATTATTTGCTAAATTAATTTCTCCAACTCCGAAGGGGAGCATATCAATTAAATCAACAGCAACATCTCTTGCCCTGATACCTGCTCTCCAAGTCTGATTGACAGTAGTATTTAGCCAATCAGAAGTATTATCGCCTACTACAATTTCAGTAATTTTATCGGTTGTATCCCATGAAGTTTGAGTATAAGATATGACACCAGGCAGCAGCAGTCCAACATCATTTTTATATCCTGCTCTCAAAGTGAAATTAGTATCTTTTTTAAGCAAATCTATAGTTTTATTGCTGATATTAAAAAATCTTACATGGCCAACATTGCCGTCTGAATCAGTATTAAAATTAACTTCAAACTCCAAATCTAACTCTGGGTATTTAATTTCTTTATTTTCTAAAGTAAATATTACTTTTCTTCCAAAAGCTCTAGACATTAGTAATCACCAGCTATATATAGCTTTACACTGTCATAAAAATTTTCGTAAGTAACTCCTTCTTTTTCTGCAGCCATTGTTTTATCAAGTGCTATAATTCCTATTCCTTTTGGCAGTCTGTCATCAATAATATTGTCAACCATATTTGTTCCATAAGTTATTTTTTTACCTTCAAGTATAGTCTCTCCGGTAGAATCAAAAACTGACATAGCAAAAAAACCTTGATGATTCCAACTTATTTCAAATACAAGCTCTGTTCCTGCTACATCAGTTAAAAACCTATCTGGAATTTGTTTAATATTATCTTTTTTTACTGGTAAATATTTAACTTCCATCATTCATCACCGCCAAAAGGGGGAATCATTGAGGTAATAATTGACTGATCAGTGCTATCTTCGTCTACATTTTCAGTTTCATTTGATCGTTCTTCTGTTTCTGAAGCATTTTGCTGCACTTTCTCACCAGTCGATGGATTAGTTCCCAGGTTGACAAATATAGTTTCCTGTTCGGCTACCTTAACCTGTTTTAAAGAAATTTCTCCCTGGTATCCATTAGATATTTGAGCATCCGTATTAAAATTAATACTCAAAATGACCATATTTTCATATAATCTATAATCTTTTACATCCATATAATTGAAAACTTCATCGTATTGACTGGCTTCTTCTAGTCTATCTCGCTGATCTTCCGCTTCATCACCTGCTATAACAAAAGTATGATTAATTTCAACTGGTTGATGATTGATGTGATCAGCAATTTCTGTTTTGTCTTCAACTGGTTTCTCAGTAACTTCATTTTTTAAATTAACCGATTCTTCAGGAGCAACTTCAATTTCTATATCAAAATCATCATTATATAATCTAGCCAATGGCCTCACCTACCGAAGCTGTTGCCTCTCCATCAAAATATTTTTCTATAATTTTAATTATTTTTTGAGCGTCCTGAACAGTATTATTCGAGCCTTGCAGATTAAGATTCTCAATAACAACTTTCTTTTCTGACTTACTGCTGGATTGTTTATTGCTCTGATTATAATTATTATTAGTAACACTTTGAGATTGACCAAAACCGCTGTCAGATATACTCGACATTGGATTATAATCTCTAACAATAGTTTTAGGCTCTGCAATCATTGACTCAGTCCACATATTGCTCAGAGGTCCAGTAACCTGCTGTCTGGACTTATCAACGCCTTTACCTATGGTTTGAGTCAGTCCTGGCCCTACCTTATCCAATTTGCTTAATGGTCCTACTTTGGCAGGTGATTGCGGGAGATAGTCCATTATTTTTTTAGTTATTCCCTGCATCCAACCTGGCAGTTTATCCATAGCATTTTCAATTGCTGTCTTCAAAGCTGATCCAAAGTCTATATTACTTAATTTACTTTTAATTCTCGCTGACCACTCATCTATTTTTGCTATCGGATCAGGCAAATCAGGTATATCAGGAAATTTAAATGGATTCAGGCCACCTACAAACTCTTTCCCTTTATTCCAAACACCCTTGACTGCTGCTGCTATATCTGGCAGGCTAGGCATATCAACATCAGGCAGCAGATTAATAAACTTCTCTTTTATCCAACTGACCCCAGCTGAAAGATTATCAATAAATGAATTCCATGTTCTATTTAAAAATGCACTTACTGTATCCCAATTTTTATGCAGTGTATAAAGTGCAGCTCCCAATGCAACAATTCCTACCACCACCCAAGTTATTGGGTTGGCTAATAGTGCAGCTGTAAATGATAATGTTGCCGTAATCGCTGAACCTATAGCTCCAACAAAGGTAGTTGCTGCAGTCCAGGCAGCCCCAGCCACCGAAGTAGCAAAACTAGCCACACCAACAACGGCTTTAGTGATCAACGCTTTCCAGAAAGCAAATGAGGCAGTTATTGCAGTCCAGATTCCACTTGCAAAAGAGGTTAAGGCCATTTTACCTTTTACAAATAAACTCGTGGTGAATGCTGAGACTGCTGGTATCGCTGATGATAATATTGCAGGTGCAAAAAATGTCGTTATTGCTGCAGCTACTGCCAAGACCTCAGTTTTATATTTTTTGGTGAAGTCAATGAGTGGATTTAATGCAGCCTCTCCACCATTCAATCCGACCCACAAGTCTTCCAGCAAGAGAACTAAGCCCATTACTGCCCCTGCTATAGCAAAGCCCTGAATGCTAAATATTGCTGCTATTGCAGGCCAAGCAGAGCTTACCATTCCGATTGCTGCAGATATTCCAGTTATTGCAACTCCTATAGCAAAAAATCTTGTAGCAGCCTGCAGTTTTTCGCTTTCTTCTAGCTTTTCAAGGAATTTATTAGTGATAATTAACCCTTTATTAAAAGAGGGTATAAAACTAAAACCCATTGCGATTGATACATCACGGATATTACCTTTAAATCTCAACCACTGGTTATTGAATTCCATTGCAGTTCTAGTTGCATCACCTACAGCATCACCTGACTGTCTGATCATCTCTTGAAATCTCAACTGCATTTTAGTGAGATTATCTAAATCTCTGAAATTCTTTTGATATCCTTCTCTTTGAGCAACTAAATTTAATTGAGCTTCACTTAGCTGAATACCAAGCATTCTGACAGCTTCGTGATTACCAACAAGGGCACTCTGCATTGCTCTGGCAGCCTGTGCGGTTGGCACGTTGTTAAAAGAGCCTAAGTTAGCTGCTAAAGTAACCATCTCTTTTGAAAGTCCGGCTGCCTGATCTCTTGCAAGACCCATTGGCACCAGAACATCCTGAAAACTGTTTAACCAGCCTAAAGTAGCATATTCAGAGCGTCCAATGTCTTGAGCATATTCATCAGCCCATTTTCTTGTCTGATTGGCAACTTCTCCAAAAACAACATTAAATTTATTTACTGTTTCATTAGCATCCGCGGCACTGAACACCGATTTAGTTATAGCAGCTATCCCTGCACCAGCTATCAATCCTAACTGGTATCGGTAACGCTCTAACAGGGCAATCCCTCGGCCCATAGCTCTTTTTACACCACTAAAAGCATTAGACATTGCTCGGCCAGCAGTTGCTGCTTTTCTTTCCAGGGCTCCCATTCTATCGGTAGTTCTAACTACACTCTGTTTAAAATTTTCAACTCGTCTGTCAGCCTGAGTTAGTGGCCTGTCATTTATTCCGAATCCAACTTTAAAATGTAAACTTCTTTGTGCTCCACCTGCCATATCTACCGCCGCCCCCCTTCTGAACTATTTTTAATTTCATCATTGAAAACCTCTAAAGCAGCCCTGGCCTCTAAAAAATGATCTAGATCCCATTTTGCAACTTCTTCTTCAGACTGCATTTTAAAAACCAGAGCCCAGTAATCTTTTAAAAGGCCTTTTATTTGCCTTTTATAACGATCATGATTGACAACTAACTCGCCTTTATTGTTTATAGAGCTATACTTAGGCTCCAAGAAACGTTTCTATACTTTTTACAACCTCTTTCAGTTCCTTAGACCTGTTGTAGTTTTCTATTTCTTCGATTAAGTCCTGTACATTATTCAGTTTTTCAAAGTCATCCATTGTAACATCTTCTTCTAAGAATTCTGCCATCAAGTTATCAATATACACTTCCTGCGAGAACTGGCCAGCATCATCTTTAGAATTGTCTTCAATTTCTAAAATGGCTTTATTACCAACATACTTAACTGTATATTCCTCGCCATTTACAGTTACTTTTTTCTCTTTTTCAGTCTTTACATCAAAATCATCTACTTTGAGCGGGTTAATAACTACATTATCCAGCAAACCGGCAATATACTTCTTTCTAGAAGTAGAACCATACCGGTCCCGGCATTTGTCCTGGTGTTTTATGTACCATCTAACACCGGGATTTTGCAAAGTATACTTATTATCCCCTACACTTATTGTTTTTTTGCTACCTTCTTTACCCATTATTTATAATACCCCCTCGAAAGCTTCTTCATAGTCAGCGACAAGCAGAACCCATTCTCTGTCTCCGGGCTCATTAGACTTTACACTATCAGGCAAGTTTTGAATTACACATCTACTACCTGATCCAGAAACATCGCCGTCAAAGTTCTGGTCAACTGTAGAAAAGCCAAATTCATCATCTGACTTGAATAAGTTGTGCAGCTTTTCATTCGCTGGGCTGGTTTCTTTAAGTGTGATAGTGGCTTCAGCTCTATCATCAGCAGATTTTGAGAATGTTACTTCTCCCTGGGCCCCTACAAATGAGTTCCTTTTTTCTGACATTCGTGAAATTTCAACCATTGCATCTTCAGCAAATCCAGTCAAAACAAAATTATCTACAATTGTAATCACTTTGGTTGGATCATAATTGACCATTTATAATACCTCCTTTACAGTGTTAAGTAGAAATCTAATTCTACATTGTGCCAAGCTCCAGAATAGGTTACTGTTGATTTAATACCCTTCAGAACTCTGT